TCGTACCAACTTTACTATAAAAATCTGTTATATTTTCGCAATCTCCCTTATCGCCTAATAAATTCTCATATGTCCTACCCTTCACACTGGCACTAATTTGTCTTTTAATGCTAGCCATTACGCAGCCCCCCAGACAAATATCTGTACTTCAGCGTTGTTTTCGCTGGTAAGCACCAGTTTTTCATTAACATACAAATCAAGTGCCAATGCTGTTGTCAGTTTTGCGCCAGTGTCTTTAACAACGTCATCAACCTCTTTTAAATAAACAGTACCACTGATTACGTGTATTGTAATGTCGGCACTAAGTTCAACAGTAGTGCCTCCGGCATCTACATTAAAAGGTTCGACTATATCGCTTAGATATTTGCCTCTGCTTTGTACTAAAGCCATTATGCTACACCTCCGCGAGCTTCCATTTCGCTCACTATCATTTCAAGTATTTGTGGGTCTTTTTCTATCAAATCAATCATCATATTAAGCGTTTCATCATCTATCCCGCCATATTGTAGATTGATCTTATGGAGGTCATCTGCTCTTTGTTGTTCTGCTCGAGCATTAGCTTGTTCATCAAGCATTCCTTTAAGCTCTTTAAAACGCCTTATAATCTTGCCTGTATTTGTAAGCGGTGTAAATTGTAAAACAGTTTGCCTATCAACCATTGGTAACCCATCCTCTGCTGGCGTTTGAGCAAGTCTTATCATAAGGTCAAGCATAGCGTTTTTATTGCCCATCATTGTACTGCCAGACAATACATAGAAATCAAATCCTTCTTCAAAGTCCTCTGGTGATACTCGTTCAAACTTAACATCTTCTGGATTGTTTTTATCAAACAGCCTTACCCATCTATCAGTTTTCCAAAACTGTGATAAACGACCATGCCAACACTGTCCTAAATCAGATAGCATACTTTCAAGCTCTTTAACTTTAAGACGTATACGCGCTTGAGCCGCTTCTTGCAATGCGATTATAGCACTTGCCGCAGAAACACTGCCGGGTTTACGACCTTGCGTAACATCATGTATGCCTGATATAGTTTCAACGTGCCTAGAGGCTAAATCAATAATTTCTCTAACATAGACCGGCATATTAGGCGGTGTGTCACGTCTAACTTCTGTTCCGGGATTTTTACGAATAATAAGTCCCGGACGGTTAGACAATTGACCCCTCTTTATACCAGCGTTTTTATCAATTATCCAAGGCATGTTTGCTGTTTGCTTTGCATTATCTATAACTTGATTTATCAAATCATTAACATAAGTTGTGGGCGAAAGTATTTGCTCGATTTCGCCTTGCCCCCAAAATTGGAACGGTATATCGTAGCATTTATACATTTTAAACGGAAAAGCACCGCCATTTTTGTAAGGGTTTGGTTTATCTTCTAAAACAATTTGAAGCTCAGGAGCAACAGTAACTATTCTGCCGTTAGGGTATTTGCGAACACGTTTTAATGTTGTTTTGCCGTCCTCGTCTTGCACTTCTTCATCATATGTAGAGTAATCTTTTAAGTAACATTCGAGAACTAAAACTTGATTTTTAACGCTCGAAGTGTCTTGCCCTGCCGACACAAGTTCATCATAATTTATTGTGCCTCCCTCTAATAAATTAGCTTTGGCAGGGAAGCGGCTTCTGAGTTCATTAACGTGTTTATATGTAGCATATATGTGATATTCGCCACTCTCTATATCTGTAGCCATCGGGTCTGGGAAAAAATTATATGGGTTAATCAAAACAGGCTTAACATTACCAAGACCATTTTCTGATTGACCATCCCAAAACAAACCCACAATAGCTGTACCAAGTTGTAATGCAACAGTAATTAGCTGCGTTAACATTTTACTTGCTTTGGTACGATACCATTCATTATCAAATACATGCTGTATTTTATCTCTAACTTCCATACCTTTTTGTGTTTTGGGTATAGCATATATAGCGGGGTCATTATCAAGCATGATTGGCTTAATAGTTTCGATTGTAGAAAAAACAAAGTTTGCAACATAGTCTGATTTATAATCAGGCTTGTATTGTTTTTTAAAGTAGTCAGCATTATAAGCAGACAGACATTTATCCCACTTGGCAACGTATGGTGCTTTGGCTTTCTGAGCCATTTCAAACTTGCCAAATATATCGTTAACCAGTGTTTTCTCAGCTGCTCTTTGCTTATCTTCTTCACTGTTGAATTGTTCTTTATTTCGTCTAAACATAAATACATCTACCCCCCTATATTATATAGCATATTCTACCTCTGATGAATTGTCAACCCCAACTTCCTCGTTTGAGTATTCCAAGTCGGAAAAGATTGATTTGCGTTCGTCTTCTGGAGCTTCTACGTCATATGTTTCACCTTTACCTTCTAGTAAAAGTTGTAACGCTATGGCAGTTGCCATGACTGTATCGTCATGCGAACCAGACTGTGCTCCTGTTTTGCCATCATCTTGTTTAACATATGTCATACATTCCGAAACAAGAGTGTCCCATGGCATTCCTATCCACTTCTCGCGTATAAATTCTGTTAACTTATCAATCATAAGTGGCTTTGTTTTGGAATTAGTAAGCCAACCTACTTTTTGTGTCACGCTGTCTGTAACCTTTTCATAAGTTTTCTGATAATAGATATTCCAATATTCTTGGCGTAAAACGGAGCGTATCGTAGCATGACCATGATTATTACGCTCAATACCTAAATATGCGTCATTATAGAATTTTCCGAGCTTAACTAGCTCTATGCCAAACAAATCAGGGTCAATGTGACCATGCCATGACGCACAAAGGTTATAATCTTCATCATAAACAACAGCGGCAGAATAGTCACCAGTAATTAGCCCTTCTGAAACGTCAGCACCTATAACGTAAAATTTACCTTCCTCTGGCATTCTCCATATACGCACATACCCTTTAGCATCTGCTATTAGCGAAACAGAAGAAGCCTTGGCTTCTAAATATCCTTGCCAAATAGGTTTCTTCTTGTTTTGCTCGTACTTACGCAGAGCCTCAATACTAAATTGTGGTCTACCGCTCACGATAAACGCTTCATCTGACGTAGACGGATATTCCTGCCTGAACAACTCCTCATCACCGTTTAGATTATTAGCAATACACTTTCTACGCCAATTCAACTGCTCCCAAGTCAAATTAAAGCGTTCTCGCATCTCTTTCTCCTCATCGCTCGCGCTTGCTATAAATTCCTTCTTCTCTTGTTCTGTTTCGAAATCCTTCGTATAATCAGGTTCTTCAAACCAAGCAAGAAAAATTGGTATATAATCTGTTTCGCCACGTTCTGAGCGCTTCCAGAAATCATAAAACCAACCACCAACACCATTAGCAGTTGACTCGATATAAACAGACGTTCCCGGCAAATCAGGAACGCACTGCAACAGACCTGTCATTAATGTCTGTGCATTGTCCCAAAACGCCACCTCAGAGGCGTGTAAATTATGTATGGTAGCCGAGCGTCCAGCGTCAACATTTCGCGCTGTGGCAACGGTAATTTTGGAACGCAGACCCGGGTTGTCGTGCTTAGCTATATCATCGTTTGTTGGGTTCTCAAAAGTAAGAGCTGTTTCATTAGAATATTTCTTCATTGGTCTTATTGCGTTTGGAAGCTCCTCATAATATAGCTTTGACATGGCAAACAAGTTTTGCGTTGCCTTGTCTTCGTGGGCTATAATCATTGAATTTTTAAACGGGTTGTTTGCTGTGTCGTGAAAGATATTTGCTTCAAACTGGGTAGACATACCCATTTGACGTGCTTTTAGACAAATCACACGCACTGGCTTTCCTTCCTTACGCTTTTTATCAATAATTTCTTGTACTTTCCTTTGGCACGGTTTAAGCTTAAATTTAATCAATTCTCCTGATTTAGTACGAATTTTTAAGAATTGCTCCATATAGAAGCGTCTATCTTGCCTTATCTTGTTTAGAAATTTTCTTGTATCCATGACCTCACCTCGTTATAAAAAGAAAGGCGCGCAATCGCACGCCCGTTTAGGAGGACATTATATATATACCATAACATATTTTCAAAACAATGCCAACTCCAAAATTACTCATCATCAATCTCCTCAAATTTTACATCAATAGCATCCTCCTCAATTTCAGCTGCTAATTGTCTTATTTGCTGTTCAAACGTAACAGTACCGCCAACATTAACTTTCTTCTCTGACGCAGGCTTGTGTCCTGTTCTGTCCAGTATATCCTTAGCAGCTTGCCACGCTATGCCATCCACTTTGGAGTTTAGCAGGTCAGCCATTTTATACATAGCACGTAGCCTAAGCGCCTTTAAGCTCTGTTTTACTATCTCGTCCTCTTCTTGCTGTAAAACCTTAATCAGTTCTTTTACTTCTGTTTTGTAAAGCCACTTTCTCACAGCGCTGGGCGAAACATTAAGAAGCTCTGCTATCTCTGGTATAGTATATGCTCCTGATAAGTACAAATGCACAAACCGCTGTTGTTTTGGCGGTAAAAGCTTATATGCGCTATGCTCTAGTTCATCATCGCTTTTCTCCTGAATTACAGGCAATTGCATATCTTTTTCCTTCATCGGCTATCACCACTATAAGCTAATTCGTCTTCCGGTATCTCAACACCAGTGTCAATACCATCGCCAAACTCAATCTCGTCAAATTGCGGTACTTTAGTTCGCCTATATGGACTATCTAGTTTCTGCAAATCAGAAAGATAGTCATTATAAGCCTCTATTTCCTGTTGCGATGGCTCATACACCTGTTCATCCGCATACTCAACGCCAGTGCCATAATCAAACTCTAAGATTTGAAACAGTTTGCGCATGTACAACGCAACAACACCTATAGCCACAGCATTAAGTAGTAAACCAATAAATAATAAAATATAGATATTTTCCACGACTTGGCCTTCCCCCCTTTATTTTTATATAATATATTTTTAGCGCCTTGAGGCCCTTAACGTTTGGCTCAAAGAGCCAATGTGTTAAGCAGAAGCTAAGAAAGAGTATATATATGTTTATAACAAATCTTTGATTTGTTAAGCCGAAGGCTTGAAACAAGCAACTGCTTGAAAAAGGGCTTATTAAGCCAACACTCAAAGCACCTATATGTATAGAATATCATTTTGAAATACATCTGTCAAGTGCGAAATAGTACAAGGTTTCTGTCTGATTTGGAATATACGTTAATATGCACCCATTTACGCCCATTTACGCATATTTTCATATATATACGTTATATAACGTTGCACGACGTGTGTTCTACACAGTATGTGTTAACCAGTGACGTGTGTTCTACACAATATGTGTTAATCAGTGACGTGTGTGTGTAGTATCTTTATATGCATTTATACATTTACCCATATAAAGTACCCATGTTTTGCCTACCCCGGGG